TTCTACGAACAATATAGTGAGTAACGTCTCCCTTTTCATTTGGCTCGGCAGCACGAACACCTTTAACATCTAGAGACTTTAGCTCTAAGATTTTTGTCTTGCCTCTATTCCAGCGGATATAGAATGCGGCAGCACCTTTTGATTCGTATTGGAATGCAGCGTGTAGGATCACATCGTACATTCCTTTGTTTGCACCAGCACAATTCTTCATAAATACACGAAGTTCTTGTTGTGCTTTCTTTGTGCTTAAAAAGTCCACGCCAAACTCAACATCCTTACCAGCAATCATCTTGGCTTTTTTGGTAAGAATGCCCGAATGAACGGGAGATTGTCTTAGCATCTTTTCTAGGATAACGGGGAAGTCATCATTAACACCAAACTTGATGTAATCGCCAAGTAGTGTATGCCCCAATTTGTAGCGACCATTTAAGTCTACAATTGAGTTTTCTAGTTCATTAGTAGATACAGTAGATTCTGTAGCTTGAACATTAGTTACAGATGCAAAGAAATCTGTTATGTTATCTATTAGTCCCATTAATATAATCTACAATTTAATAGGGTGAGAACTTTACGGTGTCTCCATAAACTGCGTCTACAGTTGTGCTACCGTTAGAATTTTCATGCGTCTCCACTAAACATAAGTAAGACGTTTCTGTATTTCCATTAACGAGGGTGAGGTAATACTCCCCACCCTCTAGGTTATTTGACAACAAATCAATATTTAACTTTATGAAGTCGCTGCAAACAGACAACCCGTTTAATGACGAAAGGTTGTTAAGCTGCAATACTTCATCTCCAACTACTTTAGTTAGAATAACATCAAAATCATTAATAACATAATTAATGCTTTTAATGAATGACAATGTATTTACAGTATTATTAACTAACCTTTTCATTGATTGTTTATATAATTTACATAAATTAAAGCTACTCTTTAATTTCACCAGTCTGTATATCAACCTCTACAGACCCATACTTTTCTTCTAAGCTTTTACTAAATTCATCCCAAGCACTTCTTGCTTTAATAAGTTCAGCTGAAGCTCTATCTTTTGAAACAGTCGCTTCAATAATAGTTCTTTCCATTTCACGAACAATTTCTATAATTGATTGCATTGTTTCGTGTTCCTTTTTTGTGATTTTTTTAGCTTTTGCCATAATAAAAATTAACTAGTTACACAACAAATATAACAATTAACCTTGACTTCTGTATAGTTTTTTATAGTTTTTAGAACCTTTTATCTTAGATGTCTTACTCTTGGCGTGTACACCAGGTCTTTTTTTAGACGATCTTTTCTTGTGTGTAGACAATTTAATTTTTGACATATCATTATATTAAAAAAAGTTCTTTTCAAACACAATTATTCTCCTAGAAAGTCCTCTTCTGATATCCAATTTCTCCATTCCTCGGTTGCTGTATCATACCTCCATTCATTACATTCGTTTGCAGAATTAAAGGTCATGATAGCATCTTGAATATCACAAGAATCCTCGCACTCTATAATGCATTTAGATCCATCAAAAGACCAAGAAACATATTGCTCGGTTTCGTGACTGTGCAGATTGTACTGTTCTGGTGTAAGTAGGTAGTATTTCATTAGTATGCGTTTGTTGATCCACCAGTGATTGATCCGCTATAATTGCTTGCGTATGTGTTGATAGAGTTGCTTGCAGCAAACTGTACCACCTCGCTCAAGTTGTTGGTGTGTAGTGTATGCGGAGATGCAATGGTTCCAGAGTTGTATAGCGTTGAAGCTTCAGAACTGGTAAGCACATCGTTGTAGAATGCCCACTCGTCAATATCGATATTAGCGTTACCACCACTAATACTATGCTGTGCTGCACAGAGTGATAATGAAGCAAATGTTGCAGAGTTTCTTGATCCGTTGTTTGATGCTGCTTGAGTAGTAAGCTCGCTCCCATTCCAATAGGCCTTTAAAGCATTAGTACCAGTAGATTGAGATGAATCATATGTAATCACCAAGTGACAGAACCCATCGCTGTTTACATTACCACGCTGTCCAGAAGTCCATCCAGTAGCAGAGCTTGTGATCCCCGTAACGCTTGAGTTATCATGCAATGCCCATTGTCTGTCAAAGTTTGATGAATTTGTTCTAATACGGAGCATGATTCGATTAAGGCTTCCGTTATAATTAAACATCACCCTATTCGTTGTACTTCCACTATTTAGCGTTGAGTCAGAGTTCCAATCTACAAACTGTTGTGAAACTTTGCTTGATTGATTTTGTCTCAACCAAAAACTAATACTCCAGTCATTATTGTGCAGCGATGTCTGGCCGCTCCAAGTACCCTTGATGTAATCATTTACACCATCATTGGTGTAGTAATGAGTATTAGTGTAAGGTGGCTGTGCGCTATGATTGTAACTGTAAAATTCACTTATAGCATGAGGCGCAGTTCCATCTGGTCTATCGGCAGCTGCATTGGCCGTATTAATAGCGGCTATAGTTCCATCAGAAGCACTTTTAAGAGTAATCTCTCTTTCTGGTGCTACTCCAAATTCTGTATTTATTTCGGACATTTTAATTTGTCCGCTACTCTGTAATGCCATTATGCAAATATTGATGAGAATGCAATAACATCTCCTTTAATATGCAGATCACCATCGGACTCCATGCGAGCAACCCATGCGCCACCAGCATAGAAATCTATGCGACCATTGGTTGAATCAAATGTAATGTAGTTGGAAGTGTTTACACCAACGTGTGTAATGCCATCACGAAGGTCTGCTTCTACACTAAATGTAGTTCCGCTTATATCTAGACCGCTACCAGCAGAATATGTAGTATTTGTATCCGTGTCAGTCCAAGGCACGTTTACAAACATTTGACCGTTTGATAGTTCTACAGGATAGTTTTTGCCATTTTCGGCATATCCTATTTTTACAAGTCCTAGTGTGGTTGAAGTTGCTGTTGAATATGTGGTATTCGTGTCTGTGTCAGTCCACGGAACATTAACAAACATTTGCTCATTTGAAACCTCAACAGGATAGTTCTTACCGTTTTCGGTATATCCTATTTTAAAACCACCACGGACTGTAGATGAGCCAGCTGGCAAAGAATAATTGTTTGCGTTTGCCGCAATACCATCAAGCTTTGACTTGTCTGTTGAAGACATAAATCCAGCAGCACTAGTTGTTGCATTTGAGTGACTATGCGATGCTGCGGCATAAGTGTTGGCCGTGACACTAAATTGTGTACCAGTTAAGGTAAGTCCTGTTCCAGCAGTATATGTGGTGTTTGTGTCAGTAACAGTTTCTGTTGCGGATGTAATTCCAGTAACGTGTCCGTTTGAATCAACGGTAATGTCTTGAATATAGGTACGACCAGAATTATTTACAGAACTAGCTGCTGTAATACTTGGGTGAGCAGTTAAATATCCAGCCGCATCTAAAGTCTCTTGAGTAATATAACCAACGTTTGCGTGATTACCCCATCCATAAGCTGTATTCCAGTTTGCAGAGTTACCACCAGTTGTTGCAATCTCACCAGTTATTGTTATACCAGTAGATGTTGTTGTAAGTTTCTCACCAGCATTGTGATATAATCTAACACCGGCATTTTCTGTCCATTGAATTAACCAATCAGAATTTTGATCGTCATAGATACCGCCTGTAGTTCCATCTCCCATCAATGAGAAGATAAACTCGTTAGATGTATTGCCAATTTGAAGACCACCCCAACTAGATGTGCTACTATTTATATACAATAAGTCAGCTCTGTCTGTTGATTCAGACAATGTAACCCCACTTCCTATGGTTAAGGAAGAGGGGCTAGAAGTCAGATAAGTACCGCTAAGATCAGGTATTCTAGCAGAGTCAAATGTTCCCGAAGTAATTTTACTCGCATCTAAACTTGGAATGTCAGATGCAGTTAAACCGTAACCGCCACTAACATCTAAATCTCCTATTATTTTAATAGCCATACTTTTCTTGTTTTATTACAAATATAACAAATTATACACGTTTACCGCCAATAACTATATCATAAGTTGCAGCTGGCAAAGAGTAAAAATTCCACTCGTTATTTGTAGAATCATAATTAATCTCACAGAAAACTAGTTGATTGTTACCATCATAAATGCTTACGTTTGCTGGGTGTTGAACCCCTGCGGTAGCTCTAGTAATAGTAATGTCACCACCACCATGAGTAATCGAAGTAGTGTAAAAGTTATATGCGTTTGTTAAGTTTACAGAGTTACCAGCATCGTTGTCCACAGCAGAGATACCAACGTGGGTAGCACTACCAACCATTACATCAGCAACATAATCTTTAACAGTTTCTGCACTAAGCTGAGTGTTCGTGTCAGTAGAAGATATTGTAAGTGTATTGCTAGTAGCGTCATAGGAAACCCCAGCAGCACCGCTTGCACTTACCGTTAATGTGTCTGCTGATCCGATTGTTTCTGTTGTACTACCATCTGAAATTCTCCATCCACTGTAATTATCTGCACCACTAGCGATACCGTTAAGTTTGCTCTTATCTGTAGAAGACATCAAACCATTAGCAGAAGTTGTAGCAACAGAGTAAGTAGTGTTTGTGTCAACCCAAGGGACATTGACAAACATCTGACCATTTGATAACTCTACTGGGTAATTTTTACCGTTCTCTGCATATCCAATTTTAACAAGACCCAATGTGCTTGAAGTAGCCGTTGAATATGTAGTGTTAGTATCAGTAGAACTAATAGTGAATTGGTTACTGTTTGAGTCATAACTAACGCTTGTAGCACCGCTACCACGCCAAGCTACTGTAGCACCACTACCTACTGTCTCAGAGCTAGTTCCGTCAGATACAGTCCAGCTACCATAGTTATCAGCATTAGCAGCAATACCGTCTAACTTATTTTTTAGTGTAGTCGTGAAGTTGTTGTCGGTCTGAACGTCTGCGCTAATAACACCGCTTGAAATGCTCATGCGAGAGCCAATCTTAACACCACCCAATACAGTACTTGACGCAGTTGGAAGTGAGTAGTTATTGTATTCAGCAGTAGTAGGAATATTGTAATAAGTAGTACCATCATTGGTGAATGTCCAGCGATCTGAAGTTTCATTCCAAACCATAGAGACATTAGTAAGAGTACCACGTTCTACTTCAATACCACCGTTTTCACTTGGAGTTGAGCCACCATAATTGCTATTAAGCAAAATGATGTTGTCTGCCAAATTAATTGTTTCTGTATTGATAGAAGTAGTTGTTCCGTTAACTGTAAGGTTTCCTGAAACGATAACATCGTTAGAAAAGGTCATGATACCAGCTTTGGTCTGATCGCCTGTAGTACGGATTACTGTGGTATCAACGCTAACACCATTTGCATCTACGGTAATACCATCGTGTGCATCAACGGAGAATGTGGTTGTAGATAGGTTTAAACCATTGCCAGCAGAATATTCTTTTCCTACTACAATGTAGTCTGTACCATTATAAATTTTTACTTGACTAGCAGAGCTGTCATAGTAAATCTGCCCCGTAGAACTTGTTGATGGTGCAGATGTTCTTGATTCTAATGCTGCTGAAACCAGTGCGGATCCGTTAAGGTTTAAGTCAGCTAAAAAATTAATTGCCATTTTTTATATATATATAATTAAACTAAATATGCTCTTCCGGTTTGAGCGTTTTTAAATCTAACTTCAAGTTGATTGTCGCTAGAATGAGTTATTGCCGCATAAACTTCATTGTTGTTAGAGTCTAATACGGTTACACTTGGCTTAAATCCCAAGTTATGTTGTATAGTCCATCTGTCAGAACCTACAGATTGATTATGAGAATACTTTACGTCTGTCCATTGCACACTACCAGTTGAGTTTACGAGTAGTGCTTGTCCTTCTGTACCAGCAGAGGACTGCGAATCCTTAACTTCGCCAGAAAATCTTACTCCCGTAGTACTGACGTGAAGAGGTATGTTGTTGCCGTTACCATCAGACAATTGCTTCTCTGATGTAAGCTCGTTGGAATCAGAGGTCTTAATAAGACCTTTGTAGGTATCCTTTGGTTTATTTCCAGTTAGTGTGGCCATCTCTTAAATTTACAAATCCGCTTCCCAATCATCGTGTATAAACTCCCATCTCAAGTCTAAAGCATTCCAGTATCTGTTATCAAACTCATGTCTAATAACTGTTGTCGCTGTGTTTGCGGTGTTTACTATGTTTAATGCTAGTAGAATCATTACTCTGCAATGTAAGCTAGCACAACTCCTTGATAGCATTCAACTCTGTTGAACCTACCGAAGATGGTCATACCAGCTGGCAGCACTTGACCTGTTAAAGAATCTCCTACAGCACTCTCTGCATTGATTGATGCTTCTTGTATGCAAACAATAAATCTATAAGTTTCACCATTTGGTGTAGAGCTTCCTTGAGTAAGCCTTCTAAAACCCAAATCACCCGTGGTAGCTTGGTAGTAATTTCTATCTTTAGTAATATTAGACATTATATATTCCAGTATTCATTAATATTTTCCCAAAGGGTTTCTATCATTTCCCAGTTTGTTCCAGCAAATCCTTGGTTTTGTGTAATATCTGAATTAGAATAATAAGGGGTTATTCCTATCAGATAATCAACATAGCCCAAAGATATTGTTATGTTGTTAGCATCATATCCTTCTGTGCTAGGTACATAATCGACAATACCAGTATTAATGTTGGTAACATCGCTTTGATATCCTTGCTTAAAAATTGCATACATTATGATAAGTTTATTCTATTTTCCGCACAAGCTAGTGATGCAATCCAACTTGTAGTATTTAGAGTAACATTAACATATGAAAGTTCTGAACGGCTAGCACCACTAGAAGCTTCGTAGTTCATTGACAATCCATCCATCCATCCGCTAATAGTAGCGACACCATTATTGTGAAACAAAATGCAGACTAAATCATCTCTGCGAGACATATAATCTACTTGGTTCATTTTTCTATCAAGTGCAGGTAGTCTAACCGTAATCTCTGTGGTAATTACCCCTAGTCCGTTACTAACGGATTTATTTTCTGTGAATATAGTGGTAGCATCCTTCTTGTTATGCTCGAAGATAACGTGGTCAACAAGCTCTGCTTGTGTTACAATGGTTTCATCATTAGGATCTAAGGCTATATTTAGATTGCTCTGTAACCCTAATGCTACTTGTTTAATCCCACCAACTGTAGATCTATTACAATTAATGTCTATATCTTCAAGTAAAATGCTACAACTAAAACTCATAGTTTATATATAAAAAAAGGGGGAGGGGATTACTCCCTCCCCCTTGTATTAATTTACAAGTTTCTATTAACCGGCTATTTTAGCCCAGTTGTTAGAATCTAGGTGGTAAGCCAAGCTATCCTCGTCACCTGTTAGGGTAAGTTGGTAACGGTTCTTTTCTGCACGACCAGTACCAGAAGTACCGTCAACAGTAGCAGCGTACAAACCGTAGTCAAAACCGATCATGTGGTAAGTACCAGCAGCAGTCTCAACAAAAGCAACCAATTCAGCACCAGCCTTAGCCATGTCATTCAAGGCATCACGGTGAGCTGGAGACATCTTAGGGATTTCGATTGCAATAGTAGGAACTGTAGAAACGATACCGTCAGCAGATACAGTCTTAACATCTGTAAATACAGAGAAGCCGTCTTTCAAGTTGAACTCAACTTTAATAGCATCACCATCAGAATATAACGTGTTGTTAGGTGCGCCTGCGCTAGCCGCATCTGGAGTCACAGTAACAGCACCACCTGTAACAGATACGAATGGATTTCCATTACCGTCACCAGTGATAAGTTCGTCACGGTTAGCAAGGTATACAGCCTTCAAGCCACCAATACCCAAATCGGTACAGTCGTAGCCTACATCAGCAAGAGTTAAATTACAAGCCATTTTGTTTTATTTTTTTAAGGTTTAATAAAGGGGAGGTTTCCCTCCCCCTTAACTATTATTGATGTGCGTAAACGATTTCTTCGCCTTTCAAGTAAGAGAAGCCAAGTTTGAATTGACCCCAAATCTTATCAGAAGACAATTCAGCTTCGTACTTCATGTCGATAGCACGAACATCGTTGTAGTCATCAGTCAACATAACCAAGTTCTGTGGAGCAGCTACGAAGAACTCATCAACAGGAAGAGAAGCCATGTGAACTACTTCCATACCGAAGTAAGGAGGAATGTTTCCTTCGATGATACCTTGTGGAGTAGTAGTAAACTTCTCAGCGATAGCGATTTGGTAGTGTTGCATAGCAGCAGTTCCCAAGAAGAAAGCTGGTTTGAAGTCACGGTCAGCATCTCCGTAGATAGCAGCCAACATTACGTCACTCATTGAAGCGTAAGCACCTTCCATAAAGTCTAGGATGTTCAATGCAGTAATAGGCGCACCAGTGATGTAGTCGATAACAGCAGCATCAGCAGTCAATTCTGCGATGATCTCTGTAGAAGCTTGTTGCAAAGCACGTTCAGCAGACAATTTTGCGAAGTAGTCAAATACCCAGTCTTTGAACTCAGCGTCCATAGTCTCTGGATTGTGTTGACCTTTCTTCAACAACAAACCACGGTAAGAAGACTCAAGAGCAGTCTTACAGTTTAGGAAAGCCCACTTGTAAGTATCAACTGTCATCTCTTTTTCAGAGATAGTAGCAGTAGATTGTGGATCAAATTGGCAAAGGTCATTACCCCAAGTCAATTGAGCGTCAAAGATAGGCACATTTACTTTTGCTTTAACTCCGTCAATAAGGCGGAAACGGTTTAGAACCGCAGCAGATTTTACCATTGAGTCGATGAACAAGTCTGGTCTACGATCTCCGTATGGCAAATTAGAAATAGATACACTCATTTTATTATGATTTTAAAAAAAGTTCTTTTAAGTAATTTACAATAATTATTTACGATTGAAGAAGTTATTAATCAACGCAACTTTTTCTGGAGTAATTGCATCGAATACAACAGTCTTATCTTCAACTTGCTCTTCTTGCTCTTCAGCTTTTTGTTCAGCAGCAAATTGCTCTTCAACTTCTGTTTCGTTTACTTCTTCTTCAGTAGCTTCGTAAACTTCCTCTTTCTTTTCTTCAGAAAGGTCTTTAGCTTCTTCACCAGCTGGAGCAATTTCCTTCTCTGGTTTCATAGCCATTTTCTCTTCGTCATCTTGATCTCCGTCTGCATTCATTTCTTCTTCTTGAGATGCACCCATAGACTCGATGTGCTTTTGAATCATTTCGATAGCAGACTTTAGGTCTTCTAAACCAGCGAACTTATCTTCAAAAGATGTCATAGCCTCAAGCAGAACAGCGTTCTCTTCTTCAAGGCCCTGGATTTTTGCTTCGTACTTAGAAACCATAGCCTCAAATTGAGCCTCTAGTTTACCAAGTTCTTTAGCGAAAGTAAAATCAGTCATTTTATTTTCTTTATTTACGGGTTTAATATCAGCTTGAATTTCGATAGAGAAGCCATTAACCTCTCCCTCTTTAATCGCACTAAACAATTCATCAGACTCAATCTTAGCCTTAACGAATACTGTTCCGTTTGGTAAGTCATATCCGTAGTCCTTAGACTTGTCGTTATCTGACTCCTTCATCCAAACTTCAAGCATCACCACATCTTGAGTATCGTACTCATGGTGAATACCAAATTGATTAAACAAACCTTTTTTAGAATAATTGTACATAATGTCACGAATTGTTTGTTCCGTGAATCGTACATAGTAATAGCCATTCTCTGGCGAGAAGCGGAGTATTTCTTTATTGGGGATCATGATAGGCCCAACCACTTCTTTCTTTTCATCATTCGCAAACATCTCAACCTTCTTTACCTCATTGAAGTAAATAAAGTTTTCTTCGATTGCCGGTTTGTCTACAAGAGAGATTTTGTACATACCTTGTTCAAAATCCTCTAGTGTAATATCGTATAAAGGTAAATCCTTATTCATTTCTTAACTCTTGCTTTTTATATAAGCCTCAATCAAAAGCAGTTGTTTTTTTATTTCATCCATATCTGCTCTCAAATCAGTATGTCTTTTTTCAAAACCAACCTTAACTTCGTTGATACTAAAAAACGCAAATCTGTATAACACATACAAACTACCAATTAACAGGACAAGTGTTATCCCATATTCACCAACAAGCTTTAAAGCATCTTCCATTATTTTTTTTGCTTTACTTTACGATTGCCCCATGGAACATCAGAAACTTCTACTTCTGCTTTAACAGTTCCTTTTCTAATTGCTTCAGCTTTTCTAATTGCCCAATTAACTCCGCTTGTTCCTCCCCAACCCAGCCAAGCAACGTAGCCTCTATCTTTCCAAGGAGTGTTTTTATACTTCGGATCAATCGCAGCATTCTTTTTGTGACGGTTAAAAGCAGCCATCCTGGCAATTGTTTCATAACTTAGTTTTCTTTTATTAGCTAATTGATTGGCTCTAGCCCAGCCAACAGAAGTCATTCCTTTTACTTCAGAGCCATACTTCTTTTTCCACTCAAGAACTTTCTTGGCGTTGTTAGAAGCAGATTGTGGGTAGTCGTTATATGTAGCCATCAAATTAATTTACAATTATTCTATAATACCCTTGATTGTCAAATATGTATTATCTTCAAATACATCACCCGAAGCAGATTTAATTAAAACGTATTGTCCGTTTAATAATCCGAAAGATGTTTTTGTAAGCATAAACATCACACTAGATACAGAATTTGTAGGAACTACTATGTTCAACTCAGCACTTGCGCTTGACTTAGATTTTATCTGTTCTGTATTTGAAATTAAATCAAAATAATCTGTAGTAAAGCCATTGTCCTCTCCCAATAAATTCCAACCAGCTGGATTTATATGACTTAATCTACCGTTCATCACAATTGGGTCTTGCTCTTGTAAAGAGTTCCAATTATACATATTTACATATATGCGCTGAGTAGTTGTGTAAAGATTAGGTCTTTTACTCTGTTCAATAACGTAAGGAACTTTTAATTTTGTTTCATACAAAGGTTGAATTAAATAAGCAAACCTAACACCAATGTTTTCATTTTGAGACATTATGTTATCAGTAATACCGTACTCTGTACTGCTTACAACACCGTTTGAAAGATTATCGTTCTGGGTGTCAGTAAATTCTTCACCGCATAATGAGCGATAATACACAGAGCTTTTTAATTCTATCTCTAGGTCGTTTATCCCTTTTGTATTTATTACTTGATTTATTTCACCACGGCTAATGCCCTCTTCTACCTCATCAAAGAACAATCCTTTGGTTTCGTTTTTAACAATAAGTCTTTTAATACTATCTTGAGGTCTACTTATTTTGATTGAATTTAAATCATCAATCATAAAGTTTCCATCTTGAGTAGACGTTCTAAGAAGGTGTATAGGATCTATTCTTAAAATATGAGTATTGTTAGAAAACTCATAAAAAAGTCCACAGCCAAATCTTTTACAGATAATAGACATTAAGTCTACTGGGCCTAGTGTAGATGTATTGTTTAAAGAATCCTTAATGATATATTCATCATCTGGGAAGTAAGGATTGAAATCTGCAATTGCTTTTGCTTTTAAATCAAGGTTGCTGTAATTCTGCACTTGCACGATAGACTTTCTAATATCTGCAATTAAAAAGTTAGCAGTAGCACTTGATTGTGCCTCGTAAAGATATGTAGTAGTTCCCCCACCTGATACTTGGTTTAGCACATAATTCGTAAAGTATTCTACGTTTAATTCTCCAGAAACTGGTTCAACGGTAATGCTTGTTCCGTATCTACTATCTCCAAAAAACTCAAGGTCTATTTGTTCATCTGTTGGCAAGTAAACAGTTTCACTAGGCCATTGCAATGTATCTGTAGCAAAGGACTGAGTGGTAGAAAAAGCGTATGCAAATATTTGTGTGTTACCGTAAAAATAGTTAGTAGCAGAAGCGTAAGATCCAGCACTGTACTTAACAGAGCCTCCATTAACCGCAGTAGCACTAGAAGCGTTTAAGACAATTGGCTCACCAGTACTGTCCTCAAGCTTAATTCTTTTTTGCAAATATCCATCTTGATAAACATTCAAACACAAATTAAATTTCATTGTGCTTGAAGATGTGTTTATTGTTTTAACAAGTCTATCTTCTTGAATGATAGGAATCTCATATTTTATTGTGCCCGTTGTTTCTGAACGGTTGCCTGTGCGAAACTCCACTCTCCCGTCAAAAGACATATGCGGAGCAAAATATCCAAACTCGCCTGTTGTGGAAGGTGGATTTACATTAGACTCAGACTTTACTCCGTATTTTTGATATGTAGTACCACCAGTTCCATAGTTACCAAACACCTCAAAAGTTCCATAATAACTAGTGGTAACATCTTTTGTAGTACCATCTAGCTTTGTGGATATAGTCATGTCTTCATTAGCCGATGAAGCGTTTGGTCTTTGCTGCATCAAGAACTCACGAGTATTCACATTTGACTTAGCTTGAAGCCTAGACGGAACAATTACTTGAAGCTTTTCTGGCTGGAAGTCTGATATAGAAACCGTCTCATTTATTCCAAAAAGTTTTGAATTAACTTGTACTGGAATTTGAAGGGTGCTTAAATAATTACCTATTTGCTTTAGATAGTTTTTTACAGAAAGAACTGGTATCAGCCCATTTCTTTTTTGACTTGAACCGTATTCTAAAAATTGTCT